TCAAGGTGGAGACGCAGCCGCGTGTCCCGGGTAGCAACGCGCCGGATGATGCAGCGTTTGCCACAATTCGGCTTCCCTACGCCTGCGAGTTTAGTGTCACCCGCAACCTGCTCGCGTCGGCCAACACGGCGAACTTCCGTATCCTAAACTTGGCGGAGCGCAGCCGAAACAAGATATACAAAGACCAATACAATCTTTTGGAGTTCCGCGCTGTGCAGTTTTGGGCGGGTTACAGCGATCAACCTCCTATGATCTTTAACGGTAACGTCAAGCAGGCTTGGAGCTTTAAGCAAAGCGGCACCAAGGACGTCATCACAGAGATTGAAGCCTATGAAGGCGCGTATGCCATGTCGAACGGCTTTACCAACAAGACGCTTGCCGGTGGCCAGCCTTACGCGCAGGTGATTCAAAGCCTGTCCAAGGATTTGCCGTTCTTGGACAACCCTGTGGTTGGTGATCTGCCGGGTAATACAAAACGGGGCGTGACCCTTTTTGGAAACACTTGGAAAGCGATTCAAAGTTATGCAAAAGGCGGGGCGGTGATTGACAACAATCGAGTTCTTGCTTTGCAGAACAACGAGTGTATTGAAGGCGACATTACAGTCATCAACTCCCGGACCGGACTGCTTGGCTCCCCGTACCGTGCCAACGCAATGATTGAATGTGAAATGCTGTTCACTCCGCAGCTCAAGATTGCGCAAATCGTAAAGCTTGAAAGCGAAGTAAACACTTTGCTCAACGGCTTCTACAAGGTGGCAGGCATTCAACACAATGGCGTCATTTCTGAAACCAGCAGCGGGGCGGCTCGCACCATTGTTCAGCTCTGGCTCGGCACCGAAGCACTTACGACAATAAGCAGATGAGCACCACAACACCTCAAGCACCTGTTGCAGCGCCCGACCTGACGACTTTGTTCGACATGCGCCTGCGCGACGCTTTGCAGAACACGAACTGCCACCTGCTCGGCACCATTGAAAGCTTTGATGCAGCCAAGCAGACGGCAACCGTTAGCATCAATCAGAAGCTTAACTTTGCCGGGGTGCTCAAGGATTATCCGCCGCTTGTAGAAGTGCCGGTGTTTATTCTTGGCGGGGGAAACCGCGTCTTCACTTTCCCGGTACGTCAAGGCGACACCTGCCTCGTTTTGTTTAACGATCGGGATATTGATAACTGGTTCACAACCGGAAATATCACCACCCCCAACAGCACGCGCTTGCACGACCTGTCCGACGGGCTGGCCTTGGTTGGTTTTCGCAGCCTTGCCAATCCTGTGGACAATTACAGCACGACGGACGTCGAGGTCCGCAACGGTGAAAGCAAGATTGCCGTTGGGGAGCTGCTCCTGTTGGCCAACGCAGCAACCGACCTCAAAACGCTTATGCTCGCCGTGATAACTGCGCTCACTACGCTGGACAGTGTTAAGACGGGCGGGAGTGCAGCGGCGGCAATTGCACTTGCTAATACACAAGTCCAAACCCTATTAAAAACCCCAACATGAAAATCCGTGCTCTAGACGCCGATGGCGATTGGGTGTTCGGCCAAGGTAAGGGTTCTTACTTGGTGGGGGTTGACGCGATCATTCAAGACATTGACACGGCTTTGCAGTTGTTCCTCGGCGAGTGCTTTTGGAATATGAACTTCGGCGTTGACTGGTTTAACTTGATCGGCGCAAAAGCACCAATTGCACAACAGAACATTATCCTGCAATGTCGCCAAATGATTTCGACACGTCAGGGCGTTACTAATATCAATCGCGTTGATGTAACGTTTACGGACTACAGACGCTCCCTTTCAATCGTGTACGACATTTCCACAATATACGGTCAAACCTCCAACACTTTCGTGAAGGGTTTTAACAATGCCTAACTCGCTCACAGCCGACGGCCTGACAATTCAAACTCTCACTGAGGTTATCAATGAGATCCTAAACGGCACCGTTGATTTCGCTGGCCTTAGAGATATCTACGGCGAAGACATCAACGTTGATCCCAACAGCCCTGACGGGCAAATGGTCAACCTTTACGCGCAAGCGAAGGTTGATATGTTGGAAGTCATCAACCAAATCTACAACTCGTTTGATCCGGACGAGGCGGTTGGCATTAACCTCGACCGGCGTTGCGCCATCAACGGCATCAAGCGCGCAGGTGGCAGCTTTACCCAACAGCCGATTGACGTTACTGTGGACAGGGCATTGACGCTTACAGGCCGCGACACCGATCCGGCCAACCCGTTCACCGTTCAGGATACTTCCGGCAACTTGTACGAGCTTGTCTCAACACATGCGTTTGTCGGCGCTGCAACGGAAAGCTTGGTGTTCCAAGCGGCCGAGGTCGGCGAGGTCACTTCGGCGCTCAATACAATCAACACCATCACCACCATCACGCTCGGTGTCACTGGTGTGAACAACATTGCCGCCCCGACTTCAATTGGCGTGGCACAGGAGAGTGACGCAGCACTGCGCATCCGCCGCGCCCGTTCGGTATCCATCCCGAGCAAAGGCTACCTTGACGGCCTGATTGGTTCTTTGCTGGACACAGAGGGTGTTACACAAGCCGAGGTTTTTGAGAACGTAACCAACGTCACTGACCTGCGCGGCATCCCGCCTCACTCCATTTGGGCCATTGTGGCAGGCGGCGAGGTTGCGGATATTGCTCAAGTTATTTACGTCAAGCGAAGCCTTGGCTGTGGTATGCGCGGGGCAACTACTTACGACATCACCCAACTGGACGGCATTGTTTTGACCATCCAGTTTGACCGGCCAATCATTCAAGCCCTCTATATCAAGTTTGAGATCGAGCCAATTACCGGCGTCATTGATATTGATTACTTGCGCGATCAGCTGCTTTCGCAGCTTACCTATCGCATCAACGAAGCCGCGGACTCCTCGCGCGTTGTTGCGCTGGCAAAAGCCATTTACCCAAACGGATCCATTTCAGGCGAGGGCGTGAGCACCGATGGCGTCGCTTATTCAACCCTTGTATTGCCGGACACGGTACAACATCAATTCTCAGTTATCCAAATTGTAATCAACGGAACGGTTTCCTAATGGCCACCATCAGAGAACTCTGTGACTACTACGTCGCCCGCATGGCTTCGATTTATCGGAGCAAGCCAAAGGCGTCGAACAACGTTGCGCTGATTGTGAAGCAATTGCTTGCTGACAATTTGATCAGCGAGTTCCAAGCCGGGTTTGATATTGACCAAGCGGTCGGCGCGCAACTGGACATCCTTGGCAAATACATCGGCGCACCCCGTGACGTTGGCATTGAAGACACACGGCCTTTCTTTGGCTTTGTGGACTACGATTACCCGGCTGGCGACCAGAACCCGAACGGCTTTGTGCTGTACGAGTCACTTGCCACAAATGCGTCCGGCATTTGGTACGAGTACGGCTTCAGCGGGCAGGCAACCACACAGCTGACGGATTTCCAATATCGCCAGTTGATGAAGCTGAAGATTTCCACAAATAGCACCGAGAACACAATGGACGCGATCCAAAACCAAATCGCGGACTTTTTTCCGGGGCAGTTACAGCTTCGCGACAATTTAGACATGACGATCACCTATTATTTTGGATCGTCTTTTCAACTACCGTTAAGCGTGCTCGAGGCTTACTTGCCCCGGCCGATGGGTGTTGGTGTCACGGCGGTTGAAGCCATTGGCTTTGACGTAACGGTTGACGGCTCTCCTGCGTTCAATTCCGAGACGCCAGACCCCGCCGTTGATTTTGGGACAACGCAGTTTTCATCTTCAAAGACTTTTGTTCTAACAAACGCAAAAACATCATCCTTCACAGTTGTGGCCATTGTTATCTCGGAGGGTGGCAGCATATACAGCGTCGGAACACCAACGCCTTTGCCTCCTGTTGTGTTGGACCAAGGCGAATCAATTGAGTTTGTGGTGAGCGCGCAAAGCACTTTGCTTGTCTCCAACTTCCCCGGCATTGTTAGCATCTTTATCAATTCCGATGCTGGCCTTCAACGTTTTGATGTTGATCTTACTGTTACGATTGACGGCGTCTTTATTGATTGGATGGCGTTTGATAATTTTGACGATTATGCAGACGGCGTCATTTCTTCTTGGTCCGACTCTTGGGGTTGGTTTGCTTCCGGCACATTCGAAGATAAAAACGTTCCTTTAAGTGCTGAAGATTTTGAAAGCTATTCGGACGGAACAATTTTGGAACTAACGGCTGGCAGCGGCTGGCTCGGCGA